AGCATCATTTAACGTACTGACATTGTCCGCCAGGGTCTTACCTTCTCTGGCATCCAGGGCATAGCCTGCCGTGGTGGTGGTCAGGTTGTTTACGACATTCGCCTTGTCAAACTTGCCGCTGTTGAGTGCGGATAGGATATCTGTTACGGTTCCGCTGCCGATACCGGAGATGTCCGTGGTTCCGAGCAGTTTGTAAAGGAATCGTACGTTCTTGACTACCTTGGACAGCTTTGCGAAAAGGCTTTCGTGCTTCTCTTCCGATGTCAGCGGCTGCACCGTCTCCCATGCCGATGCGGAACCATCTCCCACATCATCAGATGTGTAGGTTACCTTGTTGTCTTTGGAGTCGCCGGTGGCATCCAGCTTCCCTGCAAGTGTCGGTCCCAGAGCAGCATCAAGTGCCGCCTGCCCCGGCAAGGTTACTGACATACTGTTATCCAGCGGGCACAGCGGTCCTGCCGGTCCGGTCGCGCCAGTCGGTCCCCTGAGATTTGACACATAAATCCATGCAGAGTTGCCCTTGCGGTACATCTTTCCGTTATCTGGATCTTCTGGGGATGCCGACGAAATAATTACATAATCTCCGGTCTGTGTATCGGTTCCGGAGAAGTCACTGTTCATCGCAGCTATGGAGGCATAGGTTTTTGCATATTCAAAACTACTGCCGTCTGCTCCCTGTGGGCCTCGCACATTTCCAATAAGCGTTCTTACTACTGCCATCAGTTTCCGTCCTCCGTCTTCCAGTAGAGATTACCGGTCTCGCTGTCGTAGTCAAATTCATCGGAAAGATCTTCCGATCCTACCGCGTACAGGTCGCCGGTATCCTGATCAACATACATCGTGAAAAAGCCTGCAAGGGGTACGGTAATGCCGCTGTCGCCCTTGTCACCCTTGTCTCCCTTGTCTCCCTTGTCGCCCTTAAACTCTCCGCCTGCAAGCCGCTGTTCCAGGTCTTCTCTGAGGTTCTCAATGGCTGTGGCCTGTGCCGCCGCTTCCTGTGCGGCACGTTCTGCCGCTTCCTCTGTGGCCTGCATCTGTGCGATGACCCGTGTGGAATTTTCCTCCAGGATTCTTGCATTCGCTTCTCTTGTGGTCTCGGATGCCACGCGGGATGTCTCCTGCAGCTGTCTTGCCCGTTCCTGGATCTGCCTGAGTTCTTCTGCCGCTTCTCTTGCTGTCTCTGCGGCAGCTCTTGCCTCTTCTGCCAGGACTCTCGCCGTCTCTGCTGCGGAGAGTGCCGCCTCCAGCTGTTCCAGTTCGGTGAGGTCCCCGGAATACTGGGCAGGAGTATTGATGCTGTCTTCTACAAAGAGTGCTCCTGGATATGATGTCCATTTCAGCGTTCCATCCAGGTCCAGTGCTCTGATCTGGATAAGCACCGTTCCCGGTACCTGGAGCATGCTGTTTGCGATTGTTAATGTGAGATTGATATAGTCATCGGTAACTTCCTTCTCCAGGGCCGCTGTGTCCTTCTCGTCATTGGTATAGGCGAGGTCCAGGTGGAAGGACATATTGGAGAGGTCTACTCCGCCTGCCGTAACTCTGCTCAGACGGAACAGCCGGGTCTCCGTGTTGTCATCGTAGTTCGTACCGATGTTAAATTCTTCTCTTGGGATCAGCAGCTCCCTGTTCTTTACAATAATCATGTGCTACCCCAATCTTTTAAAAAGGGGCAGGCCAAAAGACCTGCCCTTGCGGTTACATGTGTTCAGTTTTAGAAGTCACCCAGTTTCTGCACTCCTTCAATGGAGTTCATGAAGTTTCCTGCCATCTGCTTCTGGTATTCAGACTGATCCAGAATCTCTTTCACAACTCTCGGTACCTTGATACCGGAAATGCCTCTCGGAATGGAGTACATTTTTCCGTTTACTCCAACGGTAACAGGGGAAGAATATCTGTCCTTATCGTAGAAGAGCGGCGGAATCTCCACGCGGTCTTCGTCACTATAGGGGACAATCTCTTTCTCTTTCACTTCTTCAACCATGGTTGCTTCTTCAGCTTTCGTTCTTGCCATTTTGCCCTCTTTTCATGGGGATGAGCAGAGGGCGACTCACCCCCAGGTCAGGCAATACCCTCTGCCTAATACCTGCTTTATGCGGTCGCGCCGGTCTCGATACGAACCATGTATTCGTTGACGAGAATCTCTGCGGTCTTTGTGCACTTCCAGCCGATGGTCGCTCTCTGGTCCAGCGGGTCAGATGTGCCGCCGCTGCCCTTCTGCTTGATGATGGTCTGCAGACCACCACCTGCGATATCGGTTACACCGTAAGCGCCCTCACCGATGATCAGCGTGGAGTAGACATCTGCACCGGATGCACCTGCACCGTCAAAGATCTTGGCCTCGGTGGTCTCTACGAAGCGAACACCGGCAATCTGTCCGATCTCATTCTTGTACATGTGCTCCGGGGAAGTGTACTTCTGCCAATCAACCCATGTCGGGTCAGACATAAGGTCAAAAGCGATGTCCGGATGGACGATAGCAACGTAGTTGCCGTTGATCATCGGAGCATCCTGTCTCTTAAGGGTTCTTACTGCCTTTCTGACGGCAAGGACAGTCAGCTTATCACTTGCAGTCAGTGCGCTTCTGGAGGACTTGGTGCCGTCGCCGTACTGGACATTGGTACCAGCGTTGATGATCTCGCGGGTCACGGTATCCATGGACCGAGCACCCTGGGATGCAATGAGCTTCAGAGCCTCTTCTGCCATCGGGTCAATCGCGGTCTGCATAATAAAGTCAGTCAGGCAGACATATCCGCCGTACTGCTTTACCGTGCTGGTCACGATGTAGGAATCCAGTGCCTGACCATCCGGAGTCACACCCTCGACGAGAGCTGTGGTGATCTTCGGAAGTTTGGTGAATGCACGGAATTCGGTGGTCTTGCCTCTTCCCTGCGGGATCGGTCTCTTCTGACCAAACTGGTCATGGACCAGAAGCGGGTCTACCAGGTCGATGAGTCTGTCCTGGTAGTAGGTTTTCATCTCATGCGACAGGTTGTTGCCGGTCGTATTGGATGTGGTAGCATTGATAACGGTGTCGAACATCTTAAGGTTCAGCACCCAATCCATAATTTTGCTCATAATCGACTCCTTTAACTGTTCGGAGGAAGCGGTCCGTGGCCAGCGAACCGGTGTGTATCTCTTATCCTAGGGTTACTATCTCACCGGAGAGTGCTCTCCTGGACAGTGCTTCCCTGTCTGCTCTTGTCAGTTTGGAGACATCAGTTCTGACTGTCGCGGCAGCTCTCGCAGAGGAGGCATTCTCCCTCGGTCTCTGTCCTCTTGCCGCAATGTCATTGGCAGTTGCTCTGCGGACTTCCTGCGCGGTAACTCTCATGGCTCCCTGGAGGATCTCCGCCTGGTGGAGTGCAACGTATGCAGACTGCATGTCGATGCCCAGTCGGAGCTGTTTCTGGAAGGTCGGGTTCTCCAGCTCTGTGGCAAGGTCAAAGTCAGGATAGACCTGCTTTACCTGCTCTGCTTCCGCCTGCCATTCCGCTACCTTCTGCTGTGTTGCTCTCTCGCGTTCTGCTTCCGCCATATGAGCTTCATAGGCTGCCGCCTTCGCCTCGGCATCCCGGATCCTTCGGTACTGGTCTGTGGTCAGTCCTTCTTCCATGGCTGCTTCTTCGATATAGGCATCGTCAGCTGACACTTTCTCCTGCAGGGCGGCAAGATCCGATGCATCCATGCCGTACTTGGCAGCGACAGTGTTGAGAATCTCCGCCTGCTTGGCGATTGTCTCCTTGTCCTGCTTGGAGTCTCTCACTCTCTTCCGGATGATGCCCTGGATATACTCGTCTGCTTCCTTCTTGTAGTCTCCGCTGATAAGGTCCTTGAAGCTGGGTCTGTCTGTGTCTCCTGTCTGCGTGGTGTCCGCAGTATCGGTGCCTTCTGCACCCACCTCAGTTCCGGTCGCGACTCCGGTTACGCTGGCTTCTCCTCCTGCCGGTGCGGATGCGCCTTCCCCGCCGTCAAAGAGGTTGAGCCTCAGATTCCATTTCTTCATGGATGAATTCTCCTTTTACATCGTCTTTCCGATGTGCCATTTTCTTAAGTGTAGACAATTTTTTTCGTAAAATGCACCCACTTACAGTTCCAGGCGGACATGGTCCGGATACTCGTCTGCAAGCATCTCATAGCCGGTCCGGAAGATGAGCCATGCATTGTTCCAGATGTCGGTACACTTCACATGGAAGTCTGCCGTCACGTTGCCGTCGATGGCTTCCGCCGAGAATTTCGTAATGATGTCGCCCTGCTCATAGGTGCTCAGAATGTTAAGCATCGTGATGGTGTGATGGGATATGGCAGCGCATACAATGTCGTTTCCCGGATTGTACATGGCATGCCCGTGGATACTGATTCTCACATGATCCTTATCCTTCATGTACCGGATAGTGGTCATCACTTCACCTCCGCTGACTCCTGGATCCTTTCTCTCATCTTGTCTGCCTGGGAGTTGCCGCGTCTTACCGGCTCTCCGTAGCTGTTCCGGTCAGTCTCCCGGACTGCTCCTTCTTCCGCCTGCGGAAGAGGCTGTCCTCCCCCTCCCTGGGCCTGCATCGCCTGCAGGATCCGGGTGTCGCCGGTGGTATTGGCGAGGAGCTGTGCCATCTCTCCCATGGTCTGCTGCATCTGCTGGAGCTGTTCGTACATCGTTCCATTTGTCTGGATTCTTTCACGCACCTTCTCCTTGCCTTCAAAGTCCATCATCTCGATGGTTGCGAGTGCCTGGTCGGACAGCTGGGGATTGAAGAAACCAAGGTTATAAAACTGCAGAGCAAGTTCGTTCTGGGACATCCGGCTATAGGGATTGCTTCTCTGAGCCTTGACCTTGATATCAAATATCGGTTCCTTGGTGTGGAAGTCCTCTCCCATGATGTTCATCGGCTGTCCCTGCAGGGATGCGTTGTTGAATTCCACAAACTCCTGCTGCCCCTTTTCTCCTACGATGCGGAAGGTTCTGGGAGTATCGTAAAACTGCCGCATCAGCTCGATGACCAGCTTGCAGACTTCTGTATAGGCTCTGTAGGAGCCTTTGATCATGTCACGGGAGCCTTTACTGCCTGCTTCCTGCAGGGCGGCAATGGCGGATCCGGATGTGACTCCTGCTGCCGTTGATCCCTGTGAGAAGTCCCGGTTTCCTGAGGTCTCTTTCAATTCGTCAATCCATGACTGATAGATGGTGAGATAGTTTCCGGAGAGGTCCTTTGTCTCGATGGGTCTGATGTGGGAATCATCGATGGAGCCTGCCACATGGACGATCTGCTGGTCCAGGTCCTGGAATTCTCTCTGGTTGATGCCATTCTCATCTCTTGAGAAGTATCGCGGCCTTGCTCCCCACCGGGCATTCTCCCGGAAGTCTGCTTTCATCTCGTCGATGTCTTCCTGTGTGCTCTTCATGACATCGATGTAACCAAAGCCTGCCGGTGTTCCCTTCTCCCGGAACAGGACATCCATGACGAAGGGGTACTGCCCGTGGTTATAGTATCCCTGCTCCCGGTACTCCGGATGGCTCTCGTCATCCTCGGAAGAATAGAGAATCTCGTCATTTACCCACTTGACATACTGCAAGGTTGTCCTGCTGCCTACCTGGGTCTTGTAGTACCAGTCCACGACTATGGACTTGTTCGTGGTGTCCACGGAGTCGTCGTAGTTGTACTCCTTGACTTCCTTGCCGGTGCCGATGAGCTTTCCCTTCAGCTGCGGATACTGGTTCTCCAGTACCTTGTTGTCGATGAGCATCGGCAGAAAGATGTTCTGGGAGTCCTGGATATCCTGCACTCCCGGTTCCCAGTAAAACTGCAGGAGGTCTACCTGTTTGATCTCGATATCTCCCAGGCCGTTCTGCAGTTCGGAGTTCCAGAGGACAGAATAGATTGCCGCACCGGAACAGAGCTTATCCCATGCAGAGTCAGAATAGACTGCTTCAAAGTCACAGTTTTCCATGATCACCGGGAGGATGGAGGACAGAACCTTTGCCGCTTCCTCGTCCGTCTGCTCTCTCGGCAGGATTGCCGGTTCCGGATAGTTGTCCATGATATCGGCATGCTTATTCATGATACTGTTGAACAGCCATGCAGACTGTTTCCGGGACTGAGGATGGTCATGCACCGGCTGGATCTCTCCGGTCTCCTCGTTCTTCAGATACTTCATGCGGCGGAAGTTCCGGAAGTGGTTCATCTTCCACCAGTCCTCGTTCTCGATGATCTTCCGGTCAAGGTTTGCCTTGCCGTCCTTGTACTTCTCCAGGAGTCCCTGGGCCGTCCGGAGCTGTTCGATATTGATCATCCGTGGTCTCCCTGCCGGTGCCGGTCCTTCCTGTGTCGGCAGCGGAGGCACCGGTTCTCCCAGCGGTCTCTCCATCTGTGCCGGTTCCTGTGCCAGCTGTTCCGGTCTTGCCATCGGTGCTTCACCAATCGGTACTCCCGGTCTTCTTCTAATAGGCATCTCATTCCTCCTTCTATCAATCCCACATGTTCAGCGGGTCTTCCTGCGGTGGTGTCCAGACTGCCATCCGTGGCGGATTCAGCGGATTCTCCATACAGACATATTTCAAGGCATCATAGCAGTTATGGACCACAAAGCCTCCGTTCACTACAAAGTTGTGGGTATCGTCTACCTCCATGTTGTAAACATCCGCCTTCCCTGCATACTCAATGCTTTTTATCTTCACTTCCCCCACCTGGCTTTCACTGCACACTCTATGCTGCAATATCTAGTATCGCTGTACTTGTTCTTGTGGAACGGTCTTCCGCACTGCTCACAATAAGCAGTGATGTCATCGACTCCGGATTTTCTTCTGAATGTGGACCTGCAGTTCGCAGAGCAGAACCTGTTCCTGCCATCAGCGTAATTATGCCTGGTGGTGAATTCTCTGCCACAGTTGGTGCAGATATACGTTTTTCTCTCTGCTTTTTCCCATGAGTCCTTTGCGTGTTTGGAATGCCACTTCCTTCCCTCTGGTGATCTATGCCATTCCGCTGCCTGCTCCCTGATGTCTTCTATGTGGTGTTTCGCATATTTCATTCGCTCTTCTGTTTTGTTATGCAGGCTCATATGCATTCGTTTTTCAATCAGCTCCAGGTTGTCTATCTCGTTGTTTGCCCTGTTAAAGTCCTTATGATGCACATGATATCCTTTTGGTATCTCTCCGTTGTGGTCTCTCCATACCTTCACATGCAGCCGCACCCCTTTTCGCTGGAAGTAATTGCCGCATAGATAGTACCTTGTTCCTGCATATTCCTGGATTGTCGGACTAATGATCTGAATCTCCATCTGTTACCTCCATCAGCTCATCACCGGCAGACAACTCATCCAGTCTTTTCCATGTCCCATCCTTCAGCATGAAGCGATGATTCGCTGTTGCTGTCACTGTCCTTCCGTCTTCGGTTGTTACTCTGAAGACATCTGCGTTCTTCTGTGTCAGCCTCACATCATGGTATCTGTGTAATCTGCCGTCGCTACTGGTTACATAACCGATGGTATCAACTAAATCCTTTATCGTGCACCTACTTGACCCGATATGTACTATCGTGTCTCCTGTCAGGCAATGGTCTTCCTGCGTTGTATCGACATCCTCTACCTTATGCTCGTCATAGACGAGTATTGGAAGAGTTCGTATCATATTTCTGCAGGACTTAAAGACATAGAGCATCGGGAAGCCTTCCCCGTCAAAGGCGAGTCTGTAGTGGACCTGCATCAGTCCTGCAAGTCTTGTATGGTCTCCAGGCTGGAAGTAGACCTGCTCATGGGCCATCATATCCGCGATACTCTCGCCGGTGGTGTTCTGCCATATGGCGGGGTCTGCGATGCCGATGACCTTCCTGCCTCTGAGCATGGGGTCCTGCGTCTCGATCTCCCGTATCCTCTGTGCTATTTCTCTCGGCTGCATCTGTACTCCGGTATCCGGTTCTCTGGTGCAGCCATAGTATTCCTTGAACAGGTACATCCTGCCGTAATGGTCGATAGCAATCCATATGACGGCAAAGGGTTTTGCATAGCCGAAGTCAAATCCCCGGTATATCTTCCAGGAGTCATCTATCTCAAAATCATTGATGACATGAGACCACCTGCGTGTATCATATCCTTCCGGATTGTTTCTCCATTCCCGGAATACCTGCCCGATGAACGTGTCCCAGTTTCCCAACAGCCATGCCTCGCGGAGTGCTTCCGGGAGTGCCTCCAGCTGATTTACATAGTCCGGGTTCATCTCCATCAAGGCCTTGTTGTCGTATACCAACGACTGGATGAATGAGTATTCCTCCGGTTTCTCTCCTGCGATATAGTCCCGGTCGATAAATATGCGCTTTATGTAGCCATGCCCCTTCCCTCCGGGGTTCATGGTGTAGTAGATCCGCTTTGGGAAATCGTTTACACCTCGGACGCAGGCCGTCAGCGTCTTTATCTGGTACTCGGTCAGCTGTGTTGCTTCCTCCAAAAACAGGACATCATATTCGGTACCCTGATACCTGTCCAGGTCTCCATCCGTTGCGCAGTATCCAAAGAGTATTTCGGAACCATTCGGAAACCGCATCTCCTTCTTCTGCTCGTTGTACTTGGCGGCAGCTTCCTGCGTCCCTACCTTCAGCAGTTTTTTCAGCGGTTTGATGTGGTTCGCTTCCAGTTCCGGATATGTCCTTCGGATGATGCCCACCTTTATTCCCTTGTACCGAAGGCATAGTGCAACAGCCTTGGATCGTACTGCCCAGCTCTTCCCGCCGCCTCTGGCTCCGCCGAATCCGATATACTTATGACGGTCCAGGAGAAACAGTCTCTGCTTTTCGTTCGGCTTGCCGAAGTTAATCTGCAAACTCTGCCTCCTCCCACTTGATCGTCACGTTGTTGTCGATAGTCTCGTCCACAGGTTTATCGCGCCACTTATCCGGTTTCCGGTTCTTCAGCCAGAAGATCTGCGCTGTGACCTGCGCAGGAACATATTCTTCCTCTTCCGCCTGGACGATCTCGTCATACTCCCGTTTCCTTCTGCCGGTCTTTGTGTCGTACTCAATCTTATGGACCTTGAAGGCCTTCTTCAGCGTGACCTTGTATCCCTGTGCGCTTTTGTAGAGCGCATTCTCCACAACACGATCAGCTACTTCCTTGCCTACTTTTAAGGCCTGTTTAATCTGATCGTACTTTTCCTGCCATGTGTAGAGGGTTCGGACATTGATTCCCATGTTCTTTGCGATGTCTTCATCGATGAGACCATCCTTCGCCCATCCCTCAAGTTTTATCAATCCCTCCTCTGTCAACCACTGCTCATATTTACCTTTTGCCATTGATTCACACCCTTTCCGGTCGGCGACACCTTTTCTTTTATCATGGCGAAAAAGGCATAAAAAATGCACCTACTCACGGCAGGTGCATCTGTCTCTATCATTTTTTCTCAGTGCCTTTCGGCAGTTCCGCGTACCTTCCCCTCATAAGGGCCTTATAGTATGGGCAGTCGGTCCAGTTCTCGCAGCATATCAGTTCTGAATAATCCTTCAGCTCATGGTAGTTGTTGAAACGTGTCACATGAGAGGTCGCAAAGCCAAGGGCCTCCTCATGCATGAGGGACTCGCACTCGATGCCGATAAATCGGCTGGTCCTCAGTATTTTTTTGTAGAACGGACACTTCAGATTCTCCGAAATGCGGTCATTCATGTCCCTATGCCTCCTGCTGTCCTGCTGCCGTGCTGTCACCTTCCGGTGCCAGGTTCTCAACATCCTCCTGTTCTTCTGTTCGGTCTCTCGCAATGCAGGCCCGGATGACCATCAGCTGGTCCTTCACAGATTTGTTCTGCATGCGGCCCATCTCCGTTTCGTGTTGGATATCGATGACAATGTCCTGCCAATGCTCCGATGCCTGGTCCATGTGGGCAATCAGCTCCCGGTGCCTCTGCTCCTCCTGATATCGTACCTTACTGACCATCTCTTTTGACACCTGGAACATGATATAAAATCCGGTGATAACTCCTATCGTCCAGCAGATCATGCAGGTAATAATTGTTGTTGCCGTCATCTGGTTTCTCTCCTCCTCTTTTCCTCTTCCAGTTCCTCATGAAACCTTATCCATCCCGGCTTGTCTATGACTGGATCTCCGTACATGTTCATATTGCCCTGGAAGACGCAGTCATCTATCATGACCTGCAGGTCCTTGTCGGATATTTCCTGCAGATGTCCTCTGCAGATGCCCTGCACCAAAGACGGCATATATGTTTCTCTGCCGTGGCAGTACCGGATAGCACATATCATGAGTGTTCCAAGGTCGTCCTGTTCAATCTTCGTCGTCTTCTTCTTTGATTTTCCACCCATCATCGCATCCCCCTACGCAGCTATGCTCTTCGCCCAGGGTAATCTCTTCCCTGGTGCAGAAGCAGTCCCTGTTATACTCGCATTTATCCAGGAGGCAGTTGACCTTTGTTCGTCCATCGCTTCCCTTGTTCCAGCCATTCATTCCGTATGTTGTCCGGTCCAGTTCGATGGTTGGCATGTGGTTTATGGTTGCCCTTACCGATGCTATCAATACCGGTGTGCTGTTTTCGCTTGCCGGGAATGCTGTTTTCAATTCGTCCGCATCAATCAGTCTCATGGTTATCCTCCCGCATATCTGCACCGCAATGGGGACAGAATTGATAGGTAATGCTATAATCCAGCATGGTTATTTTCCCGCAACATGAACACTGAATCTTTTCTTCCCTGCGCCATTCCTTTTCGAGTAAAACTTCTTTTTGGTCAGGTGTTCTTCCTACCGTTTTGTACTTTTTCATCCCTATAAGTGTCCATCTACCCCGCTTGCGTTCTGGCTGTGTGGGCGACAAATCCATAACTTTTTGTTTGAATTTTTGTGCATCCTTGTATGACGCAAAACAGCTATAAACACCATTTGACGAGTCGTCCTCTATCAAGTCAATCATTGTCTGTCTGTCTATTAAATCGTTCATCCTGTTCACCTCTCAGCTTTGGAAAATCTTTCATCACCTCTTGAATACCATCATTCAACCCTTCTGCATATCCTCTCATGTATGGATTGTATTTCGTATCATGGACAAACCACACGATGGTCATTGCTATAAGACCGCTAAAGAAAGCAATCGCTTCACTCATCTGTCTCACCTCTCATATCTGCTCCGCAGTTCGGACCTGTCATCCCCTGTTCCCCTTTCCTCTTTCGCCCTTCAGCCTCCGGAGCATGCGGTTCTCCGCTGTGATGACCGGTGCTGTCCTGCTGCCGGTGAAACTGCTGATGTTCAACAACTTCCCGATGCTGTTATGTTTGCTCTTGTTCGCGTTCCTCATGCTTCTTCCTTCTTTTTTCGTAGTCCCATGGCAAGCACTCCCATATTTCGATACCAGGATAATGTGTGATCAGCTTTCTCTGCCGGTCTCCCGTATAGACTATTGACCGCATGAATCCTTCGTAAGGGATGTACTTCTCAAGAATTCCGCACTGATACAGCTCGTTATTCTGTGTCGAAACATTGACCAGAACCTTTTTCCCGATGTATCCCGGTCTCATAATGTGGCAGATAACTGCCCCTGTTCTCCGGACATAATCACCGACGCTCGGCTCCGGTGCGCTTGACGGCATCCAGTCAAAGATTGATATCTGTCCTTTCATCGTCAATCTCCCCCTTTATAGGACACCAGTGCGGCCTCTTCCCGTATGGGTCCACTGGTGGATGGCAGCATATCATGCAGTCATTCAGCGTTCTGTTGAACATGAAACAGTTAATACAGTTTGGCGGCATAGGCCAGTCTACCAGCAGCATAATGTCCTCCTTTTTTGTTTCAGCTCATCGCTTCGCCTTTCCAATCCGTTGCTCCGCTTATCTGGACCCATCTTCTCGGAACCAAGCCTCTGCTTCCCCTCTCCATGCTATGCCTTCTCGCATCTGGTCCAATCCACTCCTCGCCTCGCCTTATCAAATCATCGCCTATCTTTTCCTCTGCATCGTATCGTCATACCATTCATCTCCTTGGCCACGCTTCCTTCGCCGTTCCATTGCGATCAGCTCCAGGCTTTTCCTATGCTCATCTGTGCGTTTCTTGTCATAGCATTTCCGTCACCTTGCACCCGTTGCTTCTCTCTTCACTGCCCTCGCTTACCAAGTCTATTCTTCTCTATTCTTCGCCTTGCCCTTGCACTGCTTTGCATGTCCATTCCTTTGCTGTTCCACTCAGAGTGCCGCCTTGCCATTCAACAGCATGTCCTATCTACGCTATGCCGTAACCATGCTCATCTGTCTGTACTATGCCACCGCATATCGGTGCGTTTCTATGCCTCTTCCCAGCCTTTCGGTTCCTCTGCCCAGCTCCGCTATCCATGCTTTTCCTTTGCTAGACTTTGCAATTCCCTCGCTTATCTACTGTTCGCATCACCTTAGCGCGACATATCTGTTCATTTCCTTTGCCTCTCTGCTTCCGACCTCGCAAGTCTTTGCCGTCACATTGCACACATTGCGAATCCACTGCAGAGCTATGCGGTGCCAGCGCGACTCACTGCATTCCAATTCCGACGCTATTCCCGGCTAATCCTTTGCCGTGCCATCGAATCCATTCCGATCTATTCCATAGCATATCCTCGGCATTCGATTCCCCAGCGTTTCAAACAAAACTGGGCCGTTCCCTTTCTATGCAATCCTTTGGTCAGCTTATCCCTCGCAGACATGTCATCTCTATGCTGTTCCGATACTGCTCAATTCTATTCCGTCGCCGTTTAATACCGTTCAATTCCTAAACGGATCAATGCTATTCTTTGCCCCTGCGCTTCCCCGCTATTCCTCAACAGCTCACGGCCTTACGCTTCCATGCTGTTCCGCAACAACTCACTGCTCTTCCTTTGCGAGGCTTTGCTACCTCTGCCGCTGCTCAGTCTGTAACCTCGGCCCAGGTGAATGCCCCCTTACCGGAGTTTCTCCACTGTCCGATGCCGTTGAGAAGTCCGTAGTCCAGCCATTCCTCGATGAGCTTCTTCTTTGACGGGTCCAGGAACATGATGTCAAACTCTACCCATGCTCCGGGCGCGATGCTCTCTGAGTTGGCAAGGGCGACTCGCTCTCCCTGTGGAGTGCTTGCCCGGAGAGGTCTCTGGCACTCGTCAATGGAGTCGTCCGTATGGATGACGATCTCTCTCTGTTCCGGATGGTCTGCATCCGCGAAAACAAAGATGCGGAGGTCAATCTCCTTCTTGAACGCTTTAAGCGTCGATGACTTTGTGTCCTTGATTGTTCTCAGTGCAGAGCAGGCGGACTTGAAAAAGCCTTTTATCTGGTAGTTCCAGAAGATCGGCTCCCCTGCCTTGTTTCTTGGAAATACCGTCATGGTCTTCTCGATCTCCGCGTCAATACCGATAGCAGCTATCTCCTCTTCTCTGCTCTTCGCATCCGGTGCCTTGGATGCGATGTATTCCCGGTGCAGGTCCGCATTGCCGCTGCATGTCCCCAGAATCTCGTCTACAAATGTCAGTCTCACTCTCATCACGTTATATTCCATTTGGTACTGCCCCCTTTTTCTCTTCTTCTTCAAGAAGCTCTAATCCTTTTTCAATGGTTTTTACACTACAGGAAAACTCCACAGCCATTTTTTCTTTGCTCCACCGAGCGTTACGCAAGGATCGGAGCTTCGGCATGTCCATTGGTCTTCCCTTTATCTTTATGACAGGCCCTTCCACCTCTTCTGCCGGTACCGGTTCCTTCGGTTTCTTCGGTGCTTTCTTTGCCGGTTCCGCCCTTGGCACTCCCATAAGGTCCACCAGTTCCGCTGCACACTTTGGGCAGTAGTCCAGGTTTGCTACCTTGCCTGCCGCATCAGGCATCGGTCTCGGCATGAGATCCGGTCCGAATTCCTGTTCCCCTTTGTCGTCCAGCATCCGGAGCACGAATCGGTATGCGTTCCCGGATATCTCTTTCCCGCACCGGTCGCAGACTATCTGTACTCTTTTCATTCATCCTCCCAGACGGAATCATCCGCCTCGACAACAAAAAAGGCATACCCACAGTCTCTGCACTGTGCCGATCCGTCTGCACGTTTGATGATGTAGTCCGATCCGCAGTGTGGGCAGTACCCGAAAGTATCTGTATCACTTATCCCGCTGGCTTTCCCGTACATTCGTTTTCCTCCCTTCGCATAAATCTGTTCCATCCAGGAATGCAAAACTGTGCGGTATGCGGTAGTCCCGGATGTTTCTCGGATGCCGTTCGCATCTGTGGTTCAGACAATTGTTGGCACAGAACGTAATATCCTCGTTCATATCCCCTCCTTAGAACCGGAAGTCTTTTGGAAGTATCCGGATTCTTGCGGTTGCAGCTGTCGTCATGGTCGCAATGTCCCTGTCATATCTGATATCCATGTTGTCGTAGAGTGCTGCCGTCAGCTCTTCCGCCAGTCTTCGTGTGGTCTCCCTCGTCATCTCATCTCGCCCCATGTATTTTTCCGCTTCCCACGGTATCATTACTTTCGCCTGGTAGACCTGTGCCGGTCTGTTGTCGAAAACAATCCGTGGAGGTTCAATCGGGTCAAACTCTTTGTAATGTGTCCCGCAGTATTCACAGATTCCCCGTCTCCAGTTGATTGGAGCACCGCAGTTCTTGCAGTTTGTTATTTTCTCCATGGCATCTCCTTAGTAGCAGTAGTAGTGCCGCAGGGTCTTTACATATACTCCTTTGCCCTGCCGTCTTCCTGACTGGTAGACCACGTTTGCAGGAAGCTGTGAGCCATAGGTCAGAAGGTATGTTGCATTCGCCCAGTTCCTTGCGGTCGGTGTCCTGTTGTAGTTTCCGTCCCAGGTGCAGGCATACTGCCCCTTCTGGAACACCACACCCTTGATGGTGTTGGGGTATCGCGGATCTGCTACGCGGTTCAGAACCACAGAACCTACATAAAGCTGTTCCTGGTCGTCGTAGCACTGGGCCTCACCGCAGATGACATGGGCAAGGACTTCCAGGTCTTCCTGCGTATAGAGTGCCGCAGGTGTCGCCGGTTCCGATTCGTCTGTAATCTGCACTACATCAGCAAGACACACCAGAGGGCATCCTGCTGCCGCGATGATAAGACCTAGTGCCAGTCCGAGCAGTGTCCGCAGCATCCGTTCCATGGCTTCCTTTCCTCCCTTTCATACCTCTTCTCATCCATCAATTCCTCGATGCTCATGCACGGGATATCCTGCCCCCTTGCAAAACCATACTCGCACTGGCATCCCAAGGATTCCTGCCACCCGTTCAGCTGGATCACGATGTCGCATTCGCCAAGCAGGTCAAGGCAGATCCCCATATACTCCTCACGGTCTGTCGTCCGTGGGTTAAGAATCTTCATCAGCCATGACGGATTGCACACATCATCAATCCCGGCCTGCTCCAGTACCTTCTGCGCATCCGAGAACCGCTCGATGGCATCCTTTGTCCCTGATATGGGACCTGATAAATAAGCTCTCATATTCTCCTTTCCGGGGAGAGGATTCCTCTCCCCTATCCTGCTGCCGTTCAATAAGATTGTGAGGTACCGTGATATACCTAATCTCCCGATACCGGCAAGGATTCACTCTCAGGGCGCGGTCTCTTCTCCGGTCTTCCCATCTTCACCCAGTCCCGCAGGTGACGCTCCATCAGACGGTTCTCGTCTGTGTCGTACCAGATGCGGTTCGGGTCCAATCTATCCCGATAGTAGTGGAAGGTCGTCTCGCAGGTTTCGTTCCACTCGCTTCCGAGATATTCTCCGAGATGGGATGACTCCCGGACGGACCACGCAGCTTTCCGGATCTCGTCCGGAATCATACGGTCACTGCGCGACTGGATGTCTTCTTCCTGCTCACGTTGACCTTTCCCGACCTGGTGAGGGAAATGGCAGCCTTCACCCCGTCGTCAGACTCTATGGTTACCTTCCGGATCTCTCCGGACAGGACAGGCGGCACCAGTTCTTCCATGAGGTTCAGAATCTCAATATCCTTCCGGAAGATCTCCCGGACCTGTGCTACGGTGTCTCTCTCCCTCTTCTCCGCTTCCCTGGCTCTCTGTGCGTCTGCACATTTGCAGAGTCCGGTTGCCGCCTCGTCAAGTTCCTTCTCGCTCCAGTTCCCGCCGTCCGGGAATGCTCTGGTCTGTCCGCAGAATTTGCAGGCACCGATTGCCGGTTTCGTTCCTTCTGGCATTTCTCTTTCCATGTTTTCTCCTTTCGCCTGCCCGGAGGATCCCAGTCCTCCGGTACAGGTCTGTCCTTCACTTGGTAATATCGCTGATAGGGATACCCTGCTTTATCTATGCCGTTATAGGTAAGGTCCTGCAGGATGTGGTAGCCCTTCTTCGGTATCGGATTAAGGCTCCATATCTTTTTGAGAGTTACGGTTCGTTTCTCCGGTTTCGGGTTTATAAGGTTCCGGGAACAGGAGTATCTCTGTTTCCATCCGCCTTCTTCCGCATAGGTCTTTGATGTCTCCTTGATGAGGTAGGCAGCCAGCCTCTCATAGCTTCCTGTCTCGTCCAGGTCCACATATTTGGGACGGCCTGTCCCGCCTGCTGCCCTCCAGCATCTCCGGATGATATCCTTCGATGTGACGGTCCCGTCATTTATATGGTTGATGACCAGGTGGTGGTGGATCGCCGCCCTCTTATACTCGGTGACCAGGATGTACTTGTACTCCTCTCCCCGTTTCTTGTATTCTTTCCGGACCAGCTGATGGAACCTCTGGATGATCCCCTTCGCTTTCTCCGGGTCCGGTCTTCCTTCCTTGGGGTCATAGGTCAGGATGGTGTGGAGGTCTCCCGGATGGAAGTTCGCGTTCAGCTTCCGGATCAGTTTCCTCTCGGCCTGTCTCGCATTCGCCTCCCGGATCTCCTCCGGTGTCTTCTTCTCCGGTTTCGCCTTCCGGAGTCCTGACGCTTCCCCTCTGTACTGTTTGGGGATGTATTTGACCACCTCTATGGTGGCACCTGCTCTGTATGTCAGAATCTCGTACTTCATTCGTAAAGTTAATCCCCTTAATCGAGCCGAAAAGTGGCATGGCTGCCACATTTTCGGCCCCTTTCCCTATTGCATTTTTCGCCCGAATGAAGTACAATTATTTATGTGTAAAGTACTTCACCCTTGAGACCTGTCGCATCCGGGCGGCAGGTCTTTTTCTGTGTCATAACGCTGTCATCAGCTGTGCTACCAGAAGCAGTGCCGCTCCTGCTGCCATCAGCTCCATATATCCTGAGATGCTCATGAGGAAGTCCAGGCACGGAGTGCTCTCCGTATCTCCCGTCTGCACTTCGGGCATATGTAATTTCCTTCCCGGATCTGACACAACTGGGATATATTCCAGTCCTTTCCGCAGACCTTGCATCTGATATGCTTCCCACGCTTTCTCACCCCTCATTGCGCTTCCTTTCTTCCTCTCTCAGCCATTGCTGGATCATAAGGATGTTTCTGCCCCTTGCCGAGAATGGTTTCATGGTCAGGTTCTCGGCTGTCCTGACATTGATGCCTCCTAGGTGCTCCGCGAGGTCTTTATTTGTCCATCCCTTCAGTTTCTTCAGCCGAAGGACCTGGCATACGAATTCGTCCTGCGCGTTCTGCACGGTGTTCTCATAGGCTTCCTTCTTCATGCCTTCACCCCCGCATACTCTTCTGCCGATTCTTCGGAATCCTCCGGAGGCCTGCCTTCGCTGACATGGATGTACTCCGCTGCATCCATTGCCACCGCATAGAATCCTTTCCTGGACTTTCCCCACATTTCACCCAATGCAGTCACGATAAACGCTGCCAGAATGGTTCCAACCTCGTCTCCGTGTTTCTCCGACAGCGACTTTATCAGTCCATCCATCGCATTTAGGGCATCGTTGACAATGTTCTCTGTTGTACCTGATGCCTCGATTTCTACCCTGCCCTTCTCACTCTCAATATGAAGCATCCTGCCACCCCCCTTCTGGCATCATGAATATCAGTCTCTCCTTCTGGTAAATGTCCTTGGTAAGATCCATCATTGCCTTTTCGCATGCAGACTCGGTGTCATACTCGGCAAGCCGTATCTCGGTTCCATAGTCCGTCAGAGCAACAATGGACTGCTCGATGATATTAAGCTCCCGGATGCTCTTCAGACTCAGCAGTGTTCTCCGGTCCTGCGTCATCAAGAAGGTCATTCTGTTCCGCCTCCTTTCGTCTCTGTTCCTGCGCTGCCAGTACTCCCCTGGCGAATCCCACGAAGGTTCCTCGGTCATACTCGGTCATGTGTTGCATTGCTTTGTCGATAGTGAGCATTACTCCCTTTTCATATTCGCTCATGCATTTTCTCCTTTCGCATTCTCCAGTCTTCGCATCTCTTCGATAATTTCTTCTGCCTCATCTCCGGTCAGCTGGTACTCCCGGATGAGTTCTTCCTTATCTTCAGCTGTCCATCCACCTGCAAGCAGAACCGCAGCTGTTGTGTTTGTGTCTTTCATGGCCTGCTCCTTCCTACATCTGCAGTTTCCACACCCTGTACTCTTCTTCAGTCATCAGGGCATATCCTCCGTCAACCTTCACAATCTTTTCTGCGCCGTTGTAATACGGGTCTGTCTCCCTTGCCTTCTTCGCCTGGTATCGTGTGGTGTATATTTTCATTTCTTCCCCCTCCGCTCTCTCTGAATGTTGCTTACAGGACAATGATAATTCCTTTAAGGACATTTGTCAACCGTCTTTTTGTCCTTTTATCACATTTTGTTGACAAAAGGACATCTGCGTTTTATAATCCTCTTAACGAAAGGTGGTGATTATATGAACGAAAGAATCAAAAAACTTAGAAGAACCTTAGATCTTACTCAGCAGGAATTCGCTGATAGAATTGGTAGCAAGCGCAACACCGTTGCCAAATATGAAAGTGGCGACAATTCTCCAAGTGCTGCTGTTGTCTCTCTTATCTGCAGGACCTTTGATGTGAACGAGACCTGGCTCCGGACCGGTGAAGGTGAGATGTTCGTGGAGAAATCCCGGATGGACACCATCGCAGAATTCGCTGCAGACCTTTTCAATACAGATATGAAATTCAAGAGGGATTTGATAGAAGTCCTCGCCAAACTGGATGAGTCGTCTTGGAAGGAGCTGGAAAAGATTGCCAATATGTTTATCGAGACGGCATCAAAAAAAGAAGAGTAGCCGTTACTGGTTACTCTTCTTTCCGTTTAAAAGACTGGAGATAAACGTGTAGATGTATCTGAGCATCTTCTCGTCGTCTATCTCGCGTATTATCTCCAGTATCTGTTCCTTGTAGTCCATAGCACTCCACCCCTTTTTAAGACTGCAAGGCAGCTCAATCCCTTGATCAGATTATCGAACATTTGTTCTGTTTTGTCAAGAGTTGAATGGAGGTTCTCTTATGACTATTCGCAGATGCCTTGGCAATGTGAAAGACGGTGTCGAGGTTAATTCATCCCTTGTTAAGCTCGTCCTCAAGGCTCGTCTTGAGGAATATTCCTATAACCATGTTGGTGAGATGACCGATGCGGCTTCCGTCGCCGGTGACATCCGCAGAAACATTGATGCGTGGATCGCTGAAGCAATTCAATTGTCCGGCAGGTCCAGCTGATTTACTCTGAAAGGGTGATAGTATGCCAAGAAAAAAGAAATGTGCTCTTCCCTCCGGAAATGTCCGGGTCCAAAGGAAATACAAAGGCCCTGACGGGAAGTACCACACCAAGTCCTTTACCGCTTCCACAGCTGTGGAAGCAAATGCCCTGGCGGACGAATGGATGAACCACCGCAGGGAGATAGACGGGAAGATGACTGTCCGCATGGCAGTGCAGATGTACATCGACTCGAAAGAGAATGTTCTCTCCCCGTCCACCATCCGCCCATACCGGGCAATGCTCCGGAACCACTTCGGTCCACCTTTTGGTGATATCCTGCTTGTTAAGATTACAAATCATGACATCCAGCTCTGGATCAGCGACCTGTCATCCAGGTTTAAGCCAAAGACGGTCCGGAACAATGCCCTGCTGTTTATATCCGCTCTCAAAATGTTCGCTCCGAAGTTTGACCTGATGGTTACCCTGCCTTCCAAACAGCGGCAGGAATACTACTGCCCATCCGATGCGGATATCAGGACTCTGCTCTCCATCGTTACCAATGACCAGCTGAAGGCCGCGATCTATCTCGCCGCTGTCGGTACTCTGCGTCGTGGAGAAATCTGTGGTCTTATGCGGTCTGATATAGAGGGCAATGTCATCCATGTCCATAACTGCATGGTCCTTAATGATGACAAAGAATATGTCATGAAGCCTTACCCCAAGACCTATGAGTCATACCGATATGTTCCCATGCCTGGGAATATTATTGAGTTTCTCCTGTCTCTCCCTGAGAATGATGACGGCAGGCTGCTCTCCGTCATCCCGTCCTACATCAGCGATGCATTCGCCTGGGCGGTCAAGAAATCAGGCCTCCCACACTTCCGATTCCATGACCTTCGGCACTTCTCGGCATCCTATCTCCATGCGCATGGAGTTCCGGATCTCTATATCGAAAAGAGAGGCGGATGGGCAGAAGGCAGCTATGTCATGAGACGGATCTACCAGAATGTTATTGACCTTGAAAAGGTAAAACAGGACAAGAAGATCCTGGATGCATTCGGTACTATATCCGGTACACTTGATGCACAAATTGATGCACGAACCACCAAAACACCTGCAGTATAGGCATACCCTGTGGGTTCAAGTCCCGCTGGCTGCACTTTTTGGTGGATCAGAGGAACCGCACAACAGAGCCATTTTTTGGCTTAGTTGTGCGGTTTTCTCGACTTTTTTCCGTCTTATCTTTTCTCCGTCCGAAATGCTATTTCGGTATCAAGGTACACATTTTCGGTACACTTGATGCACGTTTTGATGCACGAAATTCCCCTTATTTTCGTGTGGGTTTCCTGCCCAAAACGAACAGAATTGATGCATGCATCATAAAGTCCACAGCTTCTGCGCTCCGGTATCATCCGACTTCCACATGGCTCCCTCATTCGGGGAGCCTTTTGTATCGTCAAAGTAGTACCAGTTCCCGTTGTCCTGCTGCCATCCTGTGAGCATATATCCCTGTTTATCGAAAAGATACTTATGCTTTCCGGTGCTGGTCTCCAGTACCTGCATTCCCGTTGCCCAGGTCCGGTCCGCAAATTCGTACCACCACCGGACACCATCGGCAGCCAGTCTCCATCCCGGTGTGACTGTTTCAGCAGGATAGTCAATGTAGCAGAATGCTCTGATGTTGGTATCGTCCGCTCTGCGTTCCTTAATAGCTACCATGCCTCCGTTCCGATCGTCCTGCGCGGAGGATGTGTTCCCTTCCAGGCAATCAAACCAGACGGCACCGTACTTTTTGTAGATCCGGATGACTCTGCCCATATGGGAGTAATTAAAGATGACCAGTGCTCCCAGCTTCGGTACGCTTCCGGTCTTCCCTTTTCGCTCAAAGGCTGACAGAGTGCTGAAGCAGTTGTATCCCACATAGGTCTGCGGAGTCATGCACCAATGCTTCAGAGCTTCCGCCTTGCCATATTCGTACAATTCCAAGGCAAACTGAAATGTCGCGCACCATGGCTGTGCCTGGCATCCCGCGAGGCCTGCCGCGTTGACATCTCGCGCAAAGCATGTATAGTTCCTGCTTCCCCGGTTATCCCGGAGGGAATCCAGATATGCATTGGATGCTTTTTCAATGTATCCTACAAAGGACTTCCCCGTTGCGATTAATCCTTCCAGGCTCCCCATAGCTCCTCCTACTTGATCTCAGATGCCGGTCCGGTCGGTTTGTCTGCTGCCGGTCCAACACCCTTGCGGAGTTTCTCCGCCTCTTCCGGTTTTGCCGGTCCGGTTGCCGGGATTACCTGGTCAAACTCCTCCTGTGTCATCAGATCCAGCTCCGGAGTCTTAAAAGTGTTGTTTACCTGGTCCTTTACCTTCTGTTCAAATTCCGGTGTGCGTTCCATGGTTGCTCCTTTCTTTTCGTTCATTTTAGTTAACTAAAATCATCCTTTTTTGACTAAATCCTTCTCTAGTAAATTGACCATTTTTTGTACAATCAGTTGATTTGCACCGTCTGCAAATCCCTCCCCGACGCAATATGCCACCACAGAACCACCGGACATGATGAGTGCTGCGACCTGGGTTGCCACTGACTCTGGATATCCGAGGCATACCAACAGTCCTGCCGTAAATCCTGCTACTGACATCCAAAACTTTCTGCTCGTCAGCTTTCTTTTCCAGTCAATCATTCTTCCCTCGTCTCCCTTCCTTCCATGCGGTCCAGTCTCTTATGAGCCTGCTTTGCCGATGCCTCCACTCTGGTGATGCGCTCCCGTAGATCGTTCAGATCATCCCGCATAGACCGCACATCTCCCTTAAGCTCCACGATCCCCTCTGCTATGGATTCTAACTTGATCAGCATGGTAGTGATCTGCGATGTCTGGTCCTTGGTTCCCTTGTTGGCAAACTGATAGATCGAAAACAAGAGCGCGATTATAGAGACAATGATGGGCAGGTTGTTCATAAGCAGGTCCTCCTTAATATCTTTCCACCTTAATCGTACAGTTTCTGCTCAGAAATATGCACCCAGAAAAAGGGACCCCCGAAGGGGTCCCCGTGATGGAGGAAAACCTAGTTCATATACTTGTCATAGGATGATTCTTTATAGCCTGCCATCTCCCAGAGCATTCTCCGTTTCTTCTGGTCGGAGGTGTTCTTCTTGATGTAGTTCACGGTCTTGTCCCGTTTTTCCTTTTTGTCCAGTCCTTTGAAGTGTTCCAGGTCTCCTCTGTGTTTGATGTAATCCCATTCTGTATATCCTGCATCTCTCCATGCCATATATTTCTCAGAGGTGCATCTCTTTGTATTTGACCTGAACCAGGCTATCTTCTGCTGACTGGTGAAATCTTTCGCATCCACTACATATGCAAACTTTTTCTTTCCTTCTTCGTATTCCTTTGCAAGCTGGGACAGCTTCAGTCCCATCATAAAGTCATACGAGTTTCCTCCGTCTTCCTTCCATGCGTCAAGGGTTTCGGAATGGAACATTCTTTCAAACAGTTCGCCTTTCTTTTCGTCCGTTCTGTCGGATTTGATAAGTTCGTCAATTGTCTTTCTTTTTGCACTTCCGATGATGATCTCTCCGTCTTCGTCCTTGTCAGGTTCTTCTCCGAGTACCTTCTTCACTGTGGAGTCCCTGACAGTTTCCAATGCTTCGTCTCCTGCTGCTATGTCTCCGCTTTCGTACTCTGCATTCGCCCTGTTGGCGTACTGTTCATCTGTGACGTTAGAGTTCCGCAGTCCAAACAGGCTGTCTCCTGATTCAAAGGACCCAGGCTTCCCTGCTTTGACATCTTGTCCATGCAGGTAGAACAGGTTCCCGATTTTATAGAGATTGTCCGCAGGAATTCTTCCCAGGACTGCTGCGCTCATGCCGAATTCAATGCAGCTCTTTTTGAATGCCTCTGCTTTGTCCGGTTCCCATTCGCTCTCTGCAGCTTTCCTGTAAGCCTCTGTCATCTTGGTTGTGTTTGTGATCAGCTCGTTTACTGTGCTGAGTCCCGGATATTCCAGGTCATACCACTTTTCTTTCCCAGTGAGTGCCAAGAAAGTGGACTGTGCTTCTGAACCCAGCATCGTCATCCCTGCAAATGATGTCAGGAATTCATAAATTGCTCTTCCGATGATGCTTTCCGGTGTTACTCGTCCTTCGTCATCCCGGTAGTTCTTCATGTTGTGATAGACAGCTTTTGCAAAGACTCCCAGTGCTGTCAGCATGAGCTGTGATACAATGGTCGCTCCCACCGTTCTGCCAAACTGTCCACGGACTTTCTTCAGCTGTGCGTCGCTGACCTGTTTGTCCTTGTGCATCTTCTCATATGCGGTCAGCCTGCCCCAAGCATCGATAACTTCTCCGCCCATATTGAAAGTCTGTGTCTTAAACATTCCGAAAACCTTCGCCATGGGACTGTCGCTCCGGAGGAATGCGTTCCTCTGCATAACATCGTAGGAAGGCTGTGTCCTCTGCAGCATGTCGTTGTACAGTTCTGCTACTTTTCTGTTATACTCCGGTCCTCTCTTTTCCAGATTTGGGAAGTGATCCTGCACATAATACTCCGTAGCAAGGAACAGTCTGTTTGTAGTCCAAACATCGACTGCCTGGATGAAGTTGGTCTTCTGCTTGAATTTCTGCAGCTTCTCGGACTTCTGTACAAAGTTCTTCGGCTTATAGACTTCTCCCATCTCCGTTCCGGACATGCCCTGCCGTCTCATGTAAGACCACGGGGTAATGCTGTCCATGTATTCCAGGTCAGCCTTCCGGAAGAAGTTGTTCGGAGCAAATGCTTTGGCAATCGACTTTGTGTCAAGTACGACTGCCGCGAAAGGTGCCGATGCTGACTGTTTAATGGATACACCAATATTCCAGTTCAGCACGGTCCCCGCGTAGGTAGACTTGAGGGAAGAGAAGATCTTTGCTCCCGGTCCTTCTGCTCCCGGTGCTCCGGTCTGAATATCTCTGAGCACATTCCGGATATAGTCTGTTCCGGTCTTGCCCCACGTTTTGTTGATTGCTTCGCCAACACTGGTTCCGCCTGTGGTCTCCTGCCATTTGATAACCTTATTGAAATCTCTGACAGGAATTGCAAGGCCGTAATACTTCGCGGTATTTGTTGTCTGTCTCTGAAGAACCACTGCTACATCTTCCAGCAGGACAGGCTTTGCCGCTCCTTCTTTTCTTTCCTTCAGTGCTCCCCATCCTTCGATGGTGCCATCCTGGATAAGGCCGGTGATGTCGCCCATAACGAAGTTCGGGTCCGTCCTGATCGGGAAGTAGTTGTCCACCGTCGCTTTGTAGGTACCATTCAGTACCATGGAAGTCTCGTTGATGGCATCCTTTGTGTCTACATTGAGGTATTCCTTTGCAAGATTTGCGAATGCCTTCTCGTCTGCCGTCATTCCGTCTGTGATCTTCTTAATGTCTGTCGGCTGCAGTTTCAGTCTCTGCTGATATCTGTATGCTTCTGCGTACTTCCCCTTACGGTAGAGGTCCGCATCCGGGACTTCGATGCCTGCTCTCGCAATGTGGTTCCGGTTCTGATAGTTCAAGCTGTGCAGATAGAGGGAGATTCTCATGCCCTTGTTGATGTAAATCGGCTTCCCGTCTTCTCCCTTGAAGCCTGTGTCGATGTCTGTCTGATACCATGTTCTGACCAGGTCCGGATGCGCATCAAGGAAAGTATTGAATTTCTTCGATGCTCTCATGGTGAATTCGTTCTGCCTGGTCTGACCATCATTCAGAGCTTTGCCCAGTTTGGTCAGGACACCGTCCCTCTGGTAACCGTCAAGTCTCGCCATCGCCCTTGTGGGGTTCAGCATATTGAGGGCATATCTTCCAAATGTGGATCCAATGACATTTCTGTCGTTGATTCCCTTCGTCAGTTTCTGCTGTGCGATCACCCGTTTGCCAGCTGTCGCCACCTGGATCTGCAGTTCTTTGTCCAGGATTCGCTTTGTTGCCTGCTGCATATAGGTGAGTTCTACAATCCTCTCCGTAAGTTCTGCTACTTCCGGTCCGGTCATGTCGGCAATTCTCTTCTTTGAAAGTCGTTCAAATGCCCGTCTCGCCTTCTCATATCCGATCAGTCTGTAGTTCTCATCCTGTGCGGCAAGCTGGTCCGCTTCCGTCTTCAGCTGTTCCAGCTTTTCCTTTGTGTTCTTTCCGATCCCCTTCGCAAACAGGTCAAGGTCTCCTACCAGTGCTTCTTTTCTCGCTTCAAAGTCCGGTCCGCCCTTCATCCTTGCGAGTCTCTGTGCAGCCTTGAGAAGTCTTGTCCTTGCATCGGCATCAATTCTTCTCTCGCGGATCTTCTCCATCTTCTGCTCATATCTCTGCTGCATCCGCGCCAGCTGATTGTTCTTGTCGTTCCGGAGAGCCTCCAGTCTTGCCTTAATCTTTTCGGAGTCTTTCCCCTCTGCGTTCCGGAGTCTTTCCCGCAGGTCCCTGATAGTCCTATTCTTCTCGGCGAAGGCCTCCTTCATTTCTGCCTTATGCTGTTTGATAAGGTCATTGCGGACGGACTCCAGGACTCCGCCGAATGCCGGTGTGCCTGCTGCCTTGTAGTAGTCGTTCAGAATATCCTGTCCGATCATATAGGACATTTCGTCCAGGTTGTCCTGACTGGTTCCCCACGCTTCTGTATATGTTACCTTCTTTCCAGAGACTTCCTGTGCTACCTCCATGATCCGGAGCATCATCTCAGACTCGTTCTGGATATCGTCCGGGAACAGTTCCGGATACTTCTCGTTCAGTTCCTGGTATACAGTGTCAACGCGGACGAAGTCCCCTGCGTCGTCTCCGACGATGGTCAGGTTTCCAAATGCTCTTCTCCGGAATGCTTCATAGCTGTCATATGCCGCAGCCATGTCTGCTCTGACTTTCTCGCCGGGCAGGATTCTGTATGTCTTCAGCTCCCGCTTAAGGTTCGGATACTGCTTCCGCATGGTGTCATCTTCCACGACGATTCCCTGCATTACTTCCCGTCCAATATTGGATGCGACAACAGCAATGTCATTGGCATCCTTCTGGATGGCGGCATTCATCTTTTCGCAAAGAGACCGGATAGCTTCTGTCAGGTCCCCTTTCGCCGTCTTGGAGCCATAGCTCCTTCTCAGTTTCTTGGCCTGCTCCTCTGCAAACTTATCGACATCGACTTTCTTTCCTTCGCCAATTGCCTGGTGGAGTGCCGCGTTCATGGCCTTGATGGTGTCGTTGGTCTTGGACATCTCCTCAAAGTATTCCTGCTGCTGATAGGTAACCTTTGTCGGATCATCCTCGTCCAAGAAAAACACAGAGTCTCTTCCTGCAGCATCGTTCTTCTCGGAGACTACATCCTGCCACAGGCTGAAAGCATCGTCCTCGCGGGAGGAAAACTGAATGTCCGGTCTGCTATTGAGTGCCTTCAGCCGTTCATCCTCGTCCCCTGCGGCATAATATCGGATGTCCTCGATACCTCTCTCTCTTAATCCTTGCTCAATATCTGGACTTATATCCGATGGAAGGATTGCCATTGCGACTTCGTCCCACGAAACGACTCTCTCTGGTTTTGCCTCGAACATATTCACGGGAAGTTCACGCACTTCTTTTATTATGTCTGAGAATTCCTGCGCCGTCTCATCAGACAAATTATATTTGTATCCTTCATACAGTTTTTTTAGAGCCGCTGGTGTGGTCTTCCTTTTCTCAATGCCTTCGATAAGTATCTCTCCGATACTGTCAGATTCCGTGAAGGAATTCGGATTGATCTTTGTATCGTTTATTGCATTCATCAACCTTACGCTCAGCTCATCCAGCTTCTCGTTGTATGTTTCTGTGTCTGTCGTTTTTAGATTCTTAGATGCTTCCTTAATGTCTGCAATGGATGTTAACTTATTTGCTGCAGATGACCTTACGCTCTTTATTCCTGCGATAAATCCTGCGGTATTCTGCGTGTTTCCCTCTCCCTCATTCAGCATTGCGCGAACAATGTTCTCCGCAGTCACATCATAATGTGTCTGTTTGAAGCTCTTTTTGTTCCCCATCTGGGTATATCTGTCTTTGCCGTTGTAAATACCTTTCCCTTTTTCTACTCCATCAAACAGTTTCTGTAACCATTCTCTGTACCCCTGGGTCTTTGTGGTGTCGCTCAGATAAGCATCTCTTTCTGCAGTATCCGTCTTTGTTTCCCTTGTGATAATCTCGTCTTCCCCCCGCAGGAATGCCTTTACGGTTTTACTGAGATTCACATAATATCCGATGCCCTGCTTTTTAGCCATATCAAGAGCTTCTTCACTGCTCAACCCGAATTCTGACTCCATTCTTTCTGCAACGGCATTCATGTAGTCCCGCGTCTTTCCGTTCTCAAGCCGTTCGCGTTCAACATGATCAATCAGGTACTGTGCGAGTGCTCTTGTATTTTCCGGAATCGGTTTTCTTGTTTCTGTTGTTTCAGTCTTTACATGCGGAATTGACTCCGCCTGCTCCGTATCATAAAGATATGCTAGTGCCATCTTAGGGTTGTTTAATTCGTCCTGCAGGATATTCTTCTCGCCTCCCGATCTGTTCAGCGCATCCTCCAGTGTGTTCCCGTAAGTATAAAGAGCATCGGCAGCTTCTCTTCCATACTTATCATAAAGTTCATAGTATTTATTCCTGAGCCTTTTTTCCGCCTTGTCGTCTACCTGATACTCAATTCTCGGGAATGTAGGTGTCCATGCATCTGCACTATACACTTTATTCTTTTTGTTTTTCGGATCGATGGTATCTTTCCGGAATACAAGAGAAATTCCCCCGAAATTCTCATGCCCAATATTCGCCTTTGTGATAGCGATGCTCGGCATCGGGAGTCCTTCATATTCAAACAATTGTTCAAGTTTATCCGAAGTGATATTATGAACAGCTATTAGGTCCTTTGTCTCCTCGATGGTAGATCGCATTGAGAACTGAACCTTTGGTGTACTCTCCTCTGTCGTTTCATCAGCGTCAATTGCTTCCAGGTCGTTCTGCTCGTTATCGATTGCTCGGAGAGTATCCCTTGTGGCCTGCGCGATTTTATCTACATCTTTGTAGTTATTTGAATTGACGGCCTGCGGGATGCTCGACACCTTCACGTTTGTGACATCAATGGCCTTGGGATCATGATATGTCCCGTCCCCAGACACTCCGTTTTTGAATGATATGGCATTTCCCTTCTTGTTTTTTCTGATACTATCAAGTATACTTGAAATATCAGATGGGGATCCGCTCGGTAATTCGTTCTTCTCGGAAGAACGATCCGAGTCTAGAACGGGTTCCCATTCTTTATTTGTCAATGCTACTTCGTGCAAATATCCTCTGTTATGGTCAGGGAAGACCCTTGCCACAACTATTCCATAATATTCGCCCTTGTATTCCCCACCTTCTATGGTTATTGGGGCCGCTATTCCTACTGTATCATAATCCCTTCCCTTCCAGTTTTTTTCGTACGAAACCACTTCCCCTTTCTCAATAATATCTGGCACTGCAGCGGTTGTAATTATTTTAGCTTTCCCGTATCCATGGAATAGATCGTCTTTGACCGTTTTTCTATTTAATATGATTTCTCCTGTCGCATCATTAAATGCAGAATTGCCGACAGAGTCAAAAAACTCTGTTAGTCTCTGTGACAAGCGTTTGTCACTTGTGTCTTCCAGGAATTCATTTCCTTTTAAAGCTGATACTGGTTCCATGTTGGCGACTTTTTTTCTGTTTTCTGAAATAAATTCCGCAGTGATATCATTTGTATTCATTCGCATGGCATTCTGTTTCGCCTTGCTTACGTTCGGCAGACTCTCGGTTTTTTCGTTTAGTATTTCTGCCTGCTCTGTCCCCATGCCGATATTCTCTGCTCTTACGGCATCCTGCCTTGCAAGGTTTTCTGTCGCAAAGCCAAGGGCCTCCTGCCACTTCTTCCGGATCTCCTCATATGCTTCCATATTTTCCCGGATGGCCTGTGCTTCTCTGGATGTTGATTCGTAGGTGCCTAACATCTGACGGAAGAAATCCTGGATGTTGTCGAATACCTTTTTGACATGATCCCAGACATACTTCTTTGTCCGTTTACTCATCCCTTCAAATGCTTTAGTTGCTGTCTCGTTGCCGTTCAGCATATCCTCGCAGGCTCTCGCGACAATCTCTCTAATTGCATCGTCATTTGAATGAGGTATCATTTTCCCGGACTCGTCATATCTGGTCTCATTCCGGTCCATTCGCTTGCGCTCCGCGCTTATCATCTGGTTTATTGTGAGGCCTTTTGTATAATTTCTGTTCTTTGACAATTCCGTAATGACGGCATCGGAGATTTCTTTATACATTGCACTATCTGTCTTTTCCAGATAATGTGTGAGCTCATGGGAAATAATCGGGAGCATTTTTTGGATGTCTCCCAGTTCTCCGGTCCAGTCTGAAATTCTGTTCATGCCTGCATTTACGTCCAATGTAACTGTCGGTCTTCCATTAATAACCTGGAAAGATCCGTTTATCCCTCTGTATACTCCTCCTTCTGCTCTGCTCTCGATAAATCTCACATCCAGACCAAGCCCTTTTGAAATCAACGCCCCCGCATACTGCACCCGGAATCTCTGCTGACTTGTCAGTCTGTTCATATTGATAGATGATGTATCAATATTACCTGCTTTTACGGCTTTGATTTCAATTCCTTCAACAGCCTTCTGCACTCTGTTTGTGGCCTCGATAGGATGGTCGCGATTTGCATCTGCAGCTCCAGCTCTCATAGCTGCATCTATCTGTTCAGATGACATAGTCTGGAATGCCGCCTTCTCCATATCTCTGCTTACGGGCGTTCCATGATAACCGTAGTTGTAATATGCTGCAAAAGGTTTGTATGCTTCGATACGATTTTCTTCTGCAATGTTCTCGTTAAATGCCTTTTTCCCTTCTTCCCCAAATCCTTCTGCAAGATTCTCCCTTGCTGTCTTATATGCCTCTTCGCGCTTGCTTTCCTCCGTCTCGCGGAATGAATTACTTTCTATGACATCTTCTGCAGCAGAAATATAAGCAGTCTTTTCAAGAGCAGACACTTTCTGTCCCTGTTCCTGCTTCTGTTTTATGTCTTCTGCGATATCTGCAAGTCTGATTGCCTTGTCCAGGTCTTCTTCTGTATAGTTTGTGATATCCAGGTCTCTGTTAATGTATTCTGCCGTCGCTGCGGCATCGGAAACATCAGCTCTAGAGGCAGAGCTGATGCGGCCTGCAATCTGCGGAACATTCAGTGCCCCTGCATTCAGTGCTCCAAGCAGGGCGGAATACAGTGCGTTCGGGTCCAGCGGATTAAGGTTTGCCACAACAGGATTGCCTTCCTGGTCTTTCATTCCGAGTAAAGCCTGTGTCCAGTTCTCTGTGTAAAACTGTACATATTCCTGTGCAGCTTCGCTGCCCATGTCGGACATATAATCTATAACTCTGTTGAGGATCTGTTTTCCTGCAGGTGTTCTGCATACTCTGTCGAGTGCTTTTGTGAAAGCATCTCCTCCGATATCCTGTATAACTCTCTTGATTGCACCTCCGCCAAAGGCTTGGATACCACCGAGCAGGAAGTTTGTTGTCATTTCATCGATGCCCTGCTGCAGACTGTACATAGTAGCCGTGGATGTACTTTCCCCTGCATTGATAGCTTCTCTGTAAGAGTTTCCAGCCTGTGAGAAAGCAAATACTGCACTACCTGCCTGCGGTCCAAGGAAAGCACTTGCGACAATACCCGGAAGCATGTTTCCGGTAGACTGTGCAAGGTCGTACACTACATTCTGCACTTTTGAGTTGTTCTCATCTCTCCGGATCTCAGCTGCGAGATTCTGTGACACCGGTGTCGCTTTCGTGTTGCTCGTTCCGAGTGCCACATTCCCTACTTCTCCAATTCCACGGATGCCCTGTCCTAATCCTGACGCTAACGTATACAAAGCCTTCGAAGCAGTTCCTGCTTCTTTCGTTCCGCCTTCGTAAATATCTTTGGCAATTCTCGCATTGATGTCATCCAGCAGCGCATCATGGTACTCTTCAGCCTTCGAAAGACCATTTAAAGCCAAAATGGCATTATAGTTCCGTTTTTCTTCCGGGGTCATCATGGTGTAGGCTCTTGCCCGGTCTGACTGTATCGGTGATCCCTTTGATGCCTGTTCTGCTGCCATGAGAGGATTGTTCTCTGCAAGGCTTCCTGCGGCGGCAAATTTCGTCAGGTTCTGGCTGCTCATGCGGTCAATGCCAAACTTTTTGTCCAGGTCCTCGTTCATCGGATTTCCGGTTGAGCGCAGGGAAGGATAGAGCACATCCCCGAAGTTTGCTGTCGCGGATCCGCTCGGATCGTATCTAAGATAATCTCTCGCCCGGTCGAGTACCGTTTTCTTTCCGACATCTTCCGGATTTATGTCTTTGATAGTCTCGTCGGTGATGTTCCCTTCTCTTCCGGACTGTCTCCTGATTTTACCTTCCTGTTTTCTGCGTTCCTCTTCCTGGTCAGCAAGGTACTGCATCGCATTCTGTCTCAGCTGCATCACTTCCACAGCATTTGTGCCACCGATGCTCTGCGTCGATTCTCCTTCCGGATGTGTCCTGCGATATTCCGCTATCAGTTTCTGCCCTTCATCCTGGGTATACTGGTGCCTCGGCTGGCTCTGTCTCTGTCTGTATTCAGTACGCGGGTCGACTTCTGTGCTCTTCTTTTCAAAAGGTTCCTCGATCTTTGGTACCTGGACGAATGAGTCTTTTCTGTTCTCAGTCCTGTTCTGTGCCTGTTTCGTCCGCCTTGCCTGCAGCTCTGCCTGCTGCTGTTTTAATCGGCTGATATAGTCGTAGTTGTTGCGGTTCATTGCGTCCCGGAGTTCCTGCACCTGTGCCGCCTGGTTCTGGAAGGCTGGTCTCTGCTGTCTTGCTCTGTCGTCAACCGTCTGTCTTGCAAGATTATAAAGCGCATTATCCCTGTTTACCGGGTTGGATGCTGCCGCACCCATCTGACCTACTGCCTGTCTGTATGCATTTGCCTGAGATGCGCGATAGGTCTTCTCGGTTCTCATCGGTGCAACATAGTTGGGATCCTGCTGCCTTTTTTCTCTGAAGTTTCTCAGATACTCTTTCGCATTCTCCCGTGAATTAGAAGCGTCTACCGGATATACTTTCTTTTTGTATTCTTTCGCCATGGTCCACTCCTACTTTTTCTTTTTTGCCGCTTTTGCTTTTCCTCTTGTAGTTTTCCCTCTGGTTGACTTTGTATCGGTGTAGTCCGCGTTATCCTGTGCCGTTGAGTAATACATTCCGTATCTGTCCTGCATGCTTACTCCGTCATTGTTTCTCAGATTAAACACTCTTCCGAGGCCGTTGCTATCGTTCTGGATTCCTGATACCGTCTTTGCCAGCGTCGTCCCTACCGGTTCATTCAGCGCGAGATGTGTAATAATTGCATTATCGTTCAGCATGGACTGGGCAAGGTCGTTCGCCGCCGCTCTGCCATCTGTCGCCGCAATGGTATTTATCATATCCACAGCATCTTCTACCTGGATATTGCCATTGTATTTATAAGGGTCTGTGTCTGAGCCTTTTTTGGAGCTTCCGCCCTTTCTTCTGCTTCTGCCTCTTCCGCCTCCGCCACCGGAACCACCGGAGCCTCCGGTGCCTGCTACTGTCTGTGCTGCCACTCCCTGGAGTGCCGCAAGGGTCTCCGGTTCCAGCCGGTTCGCATACTGGGCAGGAATCGCAATGCCGTTCTGAGCAAGGGTCAGTGCCTGCTTGAAGGCATCGTCATAGTCGCTGATGGCATCCCGATCCAGCTGATAGTCCAGGTTCGTGTCATACTGATAGAGATCCATATCGTTGTCCATGCCTGCCTGATACTGGCCTGCATAGTAGTCTCTGTCCTGCATGTATCGGTTCAGCTCATCGCGCCAAATGTTGTAGTCCATGTCGGTGCCGTACTGATATTCATTCCAATCGTTGTTGTAGAAGTTCTGGTACTGGCCTGCATAGTAGTTCCGGTCGTCCTGCCAGTTTCTGTAGTTGTTGAGCCAGCGGTTGTAATCGGACTCGTCAAGGCCCTGGACTGCCGACAGCTGGTTGTATCTGTCTGCGTTCTCATCCTGCCACATCTGATAGGCAAGCTGCGCGAGTGCCGCGTTGTTATCATTCATTCCCTGCAGATAGTTGTCATATGCCTGAGAGCCTGCGGTCTGTGCCGCCGTAGAACCATAGCCTCCGGTCTGGGCCTGTGCCGCTCCCATGGCATCCCGCATGGCTTTGTTTCCTGCGTTCATGTAGGATTCTCTCGCCTGGTTATAGAGCAGGTTGTAGTTCTTGTCGTCCTGCAGGTTATAGGACTTTTTGTTGAGGATGCCGTCAAGGATGCTCTGCACCGCTCCCTCATACCGGGAAGCAAAAGCATCCGGTCGGTTCCCTTCGGTGTCCTTCAGCAGGCCATAATATTCATTCGTCTTGTCGCTTGTCTTGAATGGGTCGTACTCAAAGGTATCCGGAGCATTGTCCTCAATGTCTCTCAGCCTGGACAGATATCCGGATGTGATCTCACTCGGAGAGAATTCCGCATACTTCCTGTTCTTCTTTACCGTACTGCTGATGGGCGCATTCGGACTGGACAGGTGGTCAAAGCTGCCGTTCTCTGTGATGCCAAGGACAGAAGGCACCGCATCTCCCGCATTAAGTCCTGCCGTGGCAGCTCCGGGAATCTTACTGTTTACGCTCTGTCTCAAAGTCTCAGAGAGAGTCTTCGGTGCTCCCGGTGCATATACTGTGGGGGAACCAGGTCCCGTCACCGGTGCTTTCGCCGGTGCCGCCGCAGACGGCCCGGTAAGGCTCGTCACTTTCTTTTTAAGGTTGTTACTCAGTGCCATCTTCTTCCTCCTTCTCTTCCTCCTTCGGAAGCGGATTCTGTATAATGGAGAATGCCGTCAGCAGTCTCTCCATGTTCTCGACTCCCTTTACATCCAAGCCGTTCAGTAAATTTAGCGCCCTAATCACATCAGCTTCTCTGTATTTCACCGTCTTCTCCATCCGTTACCTCTTTCTTGTCTCCACACCATGGGCATTCTTTCCACGCATCCTTCCAAAGTGCCGGGTCAAAGATGGTGTGGATATCATGTTGACAAACTGAGCATTTATAGGTAAATCCATTTACTTTAATCCATGTCCCCATCATTCTCCTCCGCCTTCCAGAGCTGATACTCTTCTGTCCAGGTCCGCCATCCACTGTTCGGAGTCCAGGAACATCTGGTATGCTCTTGCAAGGTTGAATCCATTGATAAACAGTCCGCCGTTTACCACCACGTTCCCGGAAGCCTCGACAGCAAAAATGAAGTCCGAGCTGGATTCCCATCCTGCCCACATGTAGTATCCGCTACTTGTAGTTGGTGTTCCTGATATGCCGGTTGTGAGATCCTCTGACTGCAGGACCTGTCTGCCGTTCCAGTCTTCAACGTAAAAATCGCCGATCTTTACATCCGTTCCGTCTGCATAGAATCCTACCTTGTTTCCACGCTTCGCCGTGATGGTTGTACCGGAGATGCTTCCTTTCAGAACATTGATTCCATTCGCGTTCCACGTTCCTATGGTCTGCCCGGAAGCGTTCTTCATGGTAAGACCATTCAGATCCCATCTGCCGATCTCCACTCCTGTGGAGTTCTGTACTGACATACTTCCTGCCGTACCGCTTCCGCCTACGGTAATCGCGGTACCTCTTATGGATCCCTGTTTGACATCTATCCCGTCTTTGCTCCACCGTCCGATCTCGACATCCTGCGAGTTCTTGACGATGACCTTTCCGTCCTTGCCGTTTCCGCCCAGCGTGATCTCTGATGAATCCATGGTGGATGCGGATATATGCCCGGAAAACTTTCCGTTCTTCGCCTCAATGCTCCCGTCAAGGCCTATCTTGAAATAGGAGTTGACGGTCACAAGGCCTTCCATCTTTATCTTGTCCGCCTGGATCTGTATCCCTTCCTTGGACATATTGATGGCAGCTACCACATTGTCTTTGTCTACCATCGAAAGGGATATCTGCTCCAGGGAGACTTCGATGGCGCTCTGCTTCTCGCCGTCTGAGACATACTTCAGAAGTGCCTGGTCGTTGTAATTGTCCTCCGGTGAGAGGTTGTCGAACATATACCGGAGCTGTTCGTTGAGCTTATATAGGTATGACTGGATCTTTGGGAAATCATTGAGCGAGGAAATATCACCTGCGTTTCCAAGGTTGAATGCTGCCATTCAGCTCCGACCCCCCTTCGATGTTGATCGCCATCGCCATCAGCTTGATCTGCCCCTTGCCCTCCATCTTCCAGCGGAAGCGGTTGCACCGTCTTGCGATGATCGGCAGGGTATATGTGGTCTGCTTCGTGCTATAGATGGTTCCCTTCTTCTCCCAGAGAGGATCATCATCATACTTGAAATAGATGTTGGCCTCCGCTCCGGGGGAGAGCACGAAATTAAACTGAGCCTTGCTGATGTACTTCTCATCCAGGGCATTCTCGGTCAGGTCTCCTGACTCGATGGACCACCAGATCTGCTCGTCGTTCTCGCCGGTGATGGTGGTCAGTTCCTTGTTTCCATCGATGTAATAGAGCCTGCCGTCGCCATATGTCGCGAAATCAAACTTGGTGTCGTCCTCGACATCCCATATCTGATACTTTGGGTCATATGTCAGCAGCGTCTGCTTCCCGTCCTTAAGGCAGGACAGATAATAGATGTTGTTCTGCTGAGAGGCTCTTGCCTCCGTAAGCTCCGAAATAATATTGTTGGAAATCTTCAGCGGGATGGAACCGTCGTATGCATAGACTCCGTTCCTGCCTACATAGTAGAGGGTCTCCGCCACCACCTGCAGGGAGTCCTCGCATCCCTTGCGCACTCCCGGTGCGTTCCTGCTGTTGAGCTGGAAGTTTGCCGGTTTCGCACCGTACATGACATGGATGGAGTTTTCCTTGAAGAAGAGAACGTATCCGGAATGGGATATGCAGCCGGTGAAGTCTCCGTCCGAGCCTACCGTCACTGTGTAGGAATCTGTGGAGAGTCCTTCGTAGCAGTTCCAGTTTGTCGGGTCTCCGAGCTTGGACGCGTACACTTCGTGGTTCAGAGAGTTGCATCCCCAGAGCCGGTTGTTGTGTTCACAGACAAAGTCCATGTCGGGTGACTTTCGCTTGATGGTGATTCCGGAGGACTGGGTAAAGGCTGTTCTCTTAACGATGATGTCCTCTGCAGATGCCTTCGTCCTGGTGATGGTGACCCCGGATGCCTGGGTAAAGGCTGTGGTGAGTGTTCCGTCTACAAGAATGTAGTTCGTTCCTGCCTGTCGGATGGTCTTGGTCCCGTTGTATGCAGAGTTACTGCATCCCGCGATTGTGACCACATCCCCTTCCGTGAACATGGTTCCGAGGCTTCCTCCGGAGCTCTTGGTCTTGTCGGAACC